ATAGCCACGTGTTTCACAGAATTTAAGTAAATGGTATATTAGACCAGCTGGTAATTCATTGCTATTAGTATCAAATAGGCGAATTTTTCCATCCCAGATTCTACGTTTAAATGCTGGCATATATTGATAACCAGGCACGAAGAATGAAAAGAATTCTTTTAATTCAGCTGCTTGACCAAAATTGCATTCAATGTAAAGATTGGCGTGATCTATGCGCCAGACTCGAATTGTTTCCATCGTATAATGTTGCTTATTGTTTGATGCCGCCATTTAAGATTATCTACTATCTCTGTTAATGTTTCGACAATTGTTTTCCAATATTGTACTAATTCTTCACTCTGCTGAATTTCTGGATCTGAATCATAATAGTGATCCATATCACCTTTCATTACTTTTAATCCATTAAATGGGTCAGGATCCCATCCAAATTTTTCCATTTCTTCTTGTGACATCTTACCATTGTACCATAGCCACTTATCTTTTAACAAAGACTTCTGCTTAAATTCACATTTTCTCAATTTAAGCTTAGCTTGTGCTAAAAGTTGTAAGTACTTTGCATGATATTTAGGTGTGTCTGAAGAAGTTACGTCAAGCCGATTGTTGTCAATTTTACTGTCTTCGGCCCACATGTCGAGAATAGTCTCAAGCTCTTTCATAATATAACTCCATGATATAGTATTATCTATAGGAATTCAAAGTACGTAAATCTGAATGATACTGTAAACGTAATGAACTCTGTACCACTTGCTGTGGATTCAAATTGAATATCACCCAATGCTGTAGGGCAACATTCTAAGTATTTGACTTGTTTTGTAACGTTGTTTTGACTCGACAAAATCGATAGTGTAATGTCGGAATACGTTGGTGGTTGACTTGCATTTCTATCTAATGCTCTAACTGGAATTTCATCAATTACTCTACGAATCCAAGAATACATTTCATTGTATGCAGTCATGTCTTCATCGAGAATAATCGTAACAGCTAATTCATTAAACGTTAATGATCCACCAACAATAGGAACACCTTGAATCTTTCTAAAAGGTACTTCAGATGGATTCAGAATCATTCCTGGATGTGTAATTGATTGCGCGAAATATTCTAAGTTTGGATAATTCTCACGATCAATAACCAGCTTATAACTGGTAGGTTGTAGATAATTTAAATTTGTGGTTAAATCTGCCATGTAATTACCCTATATTATAGATCTATTTATACAAAAAAGAAGGGCCTCCGAAGAGGCCCTTTTAATAGTGTAAAATCAATTATTCTTATAATTGAACAGAGGTCTTAAGCGAGGATATTGTCTACGCGGAAGATTCTGTAGTACTGGTTAGTACGATCTGAAGCCAGACCATCAGCAGGAGACGAACCAACGAATGGGTTTGAAGCCATACCGTAGCGAGTCTTGAAGCCGATCTTAGGCTGGAATGTATCTTCACCAACTGCACGAACCATTGTTAATGGAACGTATGGGCAATAGAAGATACCAGCGTCGTATGGGTTAGTTCCCTTATAACCAACGTTGACGTAATCAGCAGTTGCATATGGGTCAATGTAGACACGTGTGCGACCGTTAAGAACACCAGCGAATGTGTTACCAGTATCGTCAACATTCAAGTTAGTTGACATTCTGAAGAACAGATGATGAAGTTACCCTTACCACGACGAGTTTCTTTAGCAATTGTGTTAGCTTCGCGCTCGATCTGAAGGATCAGACCTTTGAACTTCTCAACTGACCAACGACCATCAGCGTCTGTAGCCAAATCGAAGATACCAGCAGTCTGGATACCAGCCTGACGTGAACCGATCTTAGCTTGAGCGTTGATTGTACGAATAACTTCGCGGTTGATTTCAGCCAAGATCTCAGTAGAGAGAATGTTGGCCAATTCTGTTTCAGCATCCAAGCCAAAGCCCATCTGAGCAAAAGCTTCAGAACCGTTTGAACCAAGAGCTTCAGCTTCAGCAGTTTCGTAAGCATCGCCCTTATAAGGAACATAGGTTGAACCTGAGTCTACAATTGAAGAGTCAGCGTCTGTATCTGTAGCACCAGACAGACCTGAAGGACCGCGTGAACCGTTACCAGTTGTAGCAGAGTCTCCAGAGTATCCAACAGCTGCTTCGTTGAACAGAGCTTCGTCGCCGTTAGAAACACCAGCTTTTGTCTTCTGGTAAGTTGACTTCATAGCGAAGATCAAACCAGTAGGACCAGTCATTGGCTGAACGCCAGCAACATCATAAGCCATTAGGTTAGGCATAGCACGACGAACAAGAGCGATAAGAACTGGATTCCAGTTTGCGCCTGTTGTGCCATGAGATGCACCAGTTACAGAAGAGTTAGTGTTGTCTTCATGAAGCATACCTTCTTCGCGAAGAGCACGCTCTTGGTTTTCGAGAACCGCAGCAGTTACTGCTTTACGGTGTGAATCCTTGATAGAACCGGCAGACTCTTCGTTAAGAACTGGAGCCCACTTTTCTACAAGGCGATCGTAAGAAATAGTGTTATTCATTTCTAGGACACTCCTTATTTAGATGTCTTTTTAATAGCTGATAGATACTGACTCATAGATTCAGAAACTTCTACTTCGAAGTCACCTTCTTCTTCTACGATTTCTTCAGCAACTGTTGCTTTTTTATTGAAGTAAGATTCTTTTACTGTTGCAACTTTAGATGTGAAGGTTTCTTCATCATCAAAATCTACATCAGCTACAAGAGACTTGAGTTTTTCGATTTGAGTTTCTGCAAGGTCACGCGATGCTTCACGAATGATGCTTTCACGCTTAAGAACTTCCAGCTCCTCTGCCATTTCGATAGCTTTGCCAGTCTGTGAATTGAGTTGCTCTTCGAGCTCTTCAACTTCAGCTGCCAATTCGTCAACTAGGTCAACTTTTGACTCAGGAATATCGATATAAGATTCTACAAACAAATCTTTCAGAGAGTCCATAAACTTCTCTGCAATTTCTGTTCTTAAACCAGATTCGATAGCAACCTTATTGTCATCCATCCACTGTTCGACTACATAGTTAAGGTATGAATCTACCTTCTCTACAAGATCAGACTTAGTCTGAGATACTTCTTCTGCCAACTCTTCTTCGTACTTAGCTTCCAGACGATCAATTTCCTCTGTTAACTTAGACTTGATAGCGGCTTCAAAAATGACTTCAGCTTTAGCCTTAAATTCCTCAGAAAGCGTAGCTTCTGATTCAACCAAAGCATTAAGATCTTCTGAGAAATCGGCTTTATATGCAAAATCAGATTCTGCAATATGCTCACCTTCAATCTCTTCAACACCTTCGTGCTTCATGTTATACATTGCTGCTAACTGCTGTCTGTTCATGCCCTGCATTTTTCCAACTGTAGCTGCGATTAACCCAGCTTTAGTCTTTGGCATTGGATCCTGCGTAGTATTATTCTTTGCAGTACCCTGTGATGGTGCACTAGCTTTACCAGTAGCATCACCTGCCTTATCTACAGAAGCAACAGACTGAGCTTCAGCATTCTTCGGATCATGAGCTTCTTCCACAACTTCGTCCTCAACTTCGTCGTGGAGTTCTACTTCCTGATCAATTTCATAACGAGAGGAAATTCTTAAACTCACGAACCTGAGTCTCATAGAGGTCAGTCCGTGGAGCCTTTTTAATTTCAGTCTCCATCTTTTCAATTGTTTGAGCTTCTATTATGCCATTGTTCCATACCCACTCTACACCTTCCATAATCCCATTTACGAAAGCAGATGGAGCAGATGGATCTTGTACAATGTCAATAGCATTAAGGAGGAAATCGTCTTTCACTACCATAGCGCCATTTTGTTGCATCAAACTTCCCATACCACGAGTCGAAACACCCAGTCCGACTTCACCATCGAGTAGACCTTGAACGATCTTACCCATTGGAGTGTCTAATACTGAGGCCTTTCCGATAATATCGTTCCCTGACCAGGTCAGTGATTCGATCTTATGCGAAACTTTATCAAGGTTAACAGTCGGGCCTTCTGGATGATTAAGCTCACCAACTGCTCTACCTTTTGATACTTGATCGGTAACGTATCTACCAATGGCTTTTTCCATTATAGCCTTAGGATACACACGACCATTTCTATTCTTTTGTTCGGCCTGAGCAAAGATGCCCTCGATAAAATACTTCTTACCGCCATCTTTTTTGGCCTCGGTAAGTACTTCGAGTCTTTGGTCAGTATATTCTGCAATTAGTTTCATTGCTCAGCCCTTGTACTGTTTAACAAATTCTAAACCAGCTTTCTCAGCTTCTTTTTGAGAGCGGTATGCATCTAAACGATCACCATCAACATAAGTTACAAACTTACCTTGATCTTTATGGACCATTATATGAATACCTTTTACCTTTTTGTCAAAGACATGTTCGCCTTTTGGCATTCTGCCTTTGAACTCTCTTAATTGAGAAAATGGTTTCATTTATATTACCTTCGTATATATTTATATAAATTTGATTTTCTACTTAGACGTTTTTTTAGTCTTCTTCGTCTTCTTCATCGAGTTCGGAATCTGATTCATCATCTTCGAGTTCTTCATCGTCGGTATCGAGTTCTTCTGTGGAGTCGGCCTCGTCATCCTCATATTCATCTTCCTCTACATTATTATGAATTTGACCAGCAACTTCAATTTTTTTCTGGTCTAGAATATCATTCATTCTTTGGCCCATAAGGTCACCAAAGACCTGATTAGCTTTATTATAATCCTGATCAAACGCGTGTTGTACTAAATCTGCGATAGGATTGTTTTCAACTTCTGACATATTATTCCTCGTCACTTGGTTGTTGGGTTTCAGCATCGCTTTGAGCTTGCTTAGCCATATTCTCAATATCTTCATCAGAGAATGATAGAACATTTTTCATGATCCATTCTCTAGAGAAATATTGATCTACATAATTATTGACCATATCGAGAGTTTGTAACTTTTCTCTTAGAACTTCAAGATCTTTCAATTCAGTAAAGTGGTTGTCTCTTACATAATCAACAATAATATCGTTTTTCATATTATTCCAGTCTTCTTCGGTAATAATACCTTTAAGAATTAACTGGGTTTTAAGAATTCCTGTAAATAATTGGCTAAACTTCATACGAAGTCTATCAATAAACTTTTGGAATTTTAATTCATCACGGCTAATCTCGGTAGATCTACCTAATGAAAATTGTGCTTCTTGTTCTAAACGACTAATAGGAACATTCAATGAACGATATAGTCTCTTTTGGAAATAAAGAATATCATCAATCTGACCTAGGTTTTCACCACCAGGTAATGTACTAATTTCTGTACCTCTACCACCTTCACGACGTGCGAGTCATAATGTCTTTCATATATTGTTCAGACTTACCACGTGGTAGGTTACCAACATCAATATAGAAAATACGACGTTCTGGAGCACGGGCCAAACGATAGATGACAAGTGAGTCTTCCATCATTCTTAATTGGTTAATTGGCTTAAGCGCTTTATGCAAATACGACAAAATTTTCTTCTTGCTCTCATCTAAGAGACCAGAAGTTACGTAAGAAACAGAATCCAAAGACATTTTAACACCAGAGTTTTGTGCACCTGGCTTTTCTTGATAAATGTAGTACTCATCAACTTTTTCAATTAGTTGAGCACCGGTCTCAGGATCTTTCTTACGAGTGATATAATCTACCATCGATATACCAGCGTCTAAAAATATCATGTCCATGCAGACCAAAATCTAACATGCCATAGATATTATCGAATTCGTCTTTAATTTGTTTTTTAATTCCAGTGCTTACTTTGAGATTATCCATTGATAGATCAACAGATTGTTCTAATTCTCCACCTGCAATTGCTTCATTCACAATATCTTCAATTGCTGCATCTACTTCTGGATGCATTGAAACTCCGCGGTATTTCATAATAAGCTGGAAGTTATCTTTTGAGTCATCTCCGTCAATATTTAAATATTGACCATAATGAGACCCAGAGGCAGTTACGTAACCAGCACCATCATCATCACGCGCAGGTACAATAGATGGTTTTTTCTTCGCATCTTCTTTATCTGCTTTTTTAATTTCAAAACCAAAAAGCCGGAAACCTTGATTTTCTGCCATTTCTTTACCTTATAATTGGTATACTAGAGGTGGGGCTTTTACACCCCACCCCTTTATGTATAACTACGCGTCAGTGGTGTTTGAAGTCCAATACTGATACTGCCAAGTGACTGTAAATCTTTCGATTGTATCTGTGTCACCATAAGAAACATCAATAGCTGAAATTTCTGAAGGCCATGCATCTTTAAATGTATAGGTCTTAATTACAGAGTTATCACGATCAAACTGATCTACTTTCAAATCAGTGAAATAAAGCTCTGGATTCTGAATACCACCAGCATCTGCATGGTTGGCAATTGCATTCATCCACTTTTCCATTTCATTTCTGATTTTGAAACCAGTATCGTTAATGACTGTAACAGTCCAAACATCGAAAGTTCTGTCGCCAGCAACTTTCATTTGGCGTCCACGGAATGGGATAGTAATTGTACCCACCGTAGAAGCCGGTAATTGTGCAGCTTCACACATAAATGATGCAAAGTCTACATCTAGATTAACACCTAAACCACCACGCGGATTTGCAAGAGTTACCTGGAATAGGTTACCCCTAGCGCCTCCACCGGCTAGTCTAGCTTTAAATTGATCTACTGAACCTAATGCCATTTTTTATCTCCTTAAACTGTGCAGAGTTACGTAGTTGATTGACCGTGCTGGCTTGATGAAGATATTAGCGATAAATTCGTTTCTATCAACAACTTCTGGAGTATTGACTGTTTCATCAGCAACAATACGGAAGTCAGTGATACCACGACGACCTTTAACATCTCTAAGAACTGGTTCGATAATATTAACAAACTCAGCGCGAGTAAACTCATCGTTGAATTCAAACATTACATTTTCAGCTGCTCTTGCAATTGCTCTTTCAAGAACAAGGAAGAGACGACGAACATTGATTCTATCAAATGCTGAAGGTCTGTTGAGGAGAGTCTTATCTCCGAAAAGGACAACCCCAGAACCCTGAATATTTACAACTGGGTTAATACCAGCTTTGTAAAGTGTGTCACGGTTTGTTTTATTAGGATTGTATGTGATACTTGTTACACCAAGATATTGACCACGCTTAGTACCAGCTGGTGAGAACCAAGGAGCTGCATTTCTATCAGTTTCGGCCATAAGACCTGCTGTAGAAGAAGATGCAGGAATTTCTAAGTATTGATCATTAAACTTGTCGTATACTTTAATGAAGTTACCATCCATGACTAGATATGATGACTTGGTAAGACTACCAACAGTTGATACAATGTTATTTGTAATTGTTGTTTCGTTATTAATACCAATAACGTCGTTTCTAGCTGGAGAAGCAACTACAACGCAATCTTTACGACCAACTGCAATTGATACTAGATCATTTACAACAGTAGTATGCGCTGATGTTGAAACTAATGAAGGTGAAATCAAGAAGTCGACTTCAACAGCATCTTTGTCTTCAAACAGATCAAAACCTGTAGCAATTTCAGATGCAGTTAGTGTATAACTATATCCACCATCGGCGAAGTCATAGTTAGTTGCTGATAAACCAGAAGTACCAAAATTCTTTGTAGTACCAGGTGTCAACAGTGTGCCGGCATTCTGCGCGTCAAATGCAGAATCAAAGTCAATCATATACACATATTCTGAACGTGTATTGATAACCTCTTTCACATAGTTGGTTGTACCGTCAATATTTTTTGAGTTGGTTGCTAATGAAACATATGGGAATGTTTCTAGAACAGTTCCTTTAGTTCCACTAAACTCGCCATTTTTATCAACAATAGCAACGTGTACTTCTGTAGCTACACCATTTCTTGCAGAGTCATATGCTGAAGTGCTTGGAGCATCATCAAAAGATGACTTATACGTCCAGTTAGCAAATGTTGAACCACCGGCTGAATCTGGAGGACAAATAGCAACTCTCAATGAGTTACCTAAGTCGCCTGGATATTTGGCTAAAAATGTTTGACCTGAATCCCAACTTGCTGCGTCAAATTCGTTTCTGTTGCGAATTTGCAATGGTGTTGGATCAACTCCTGTTTTATGAGTTTGTGCATTTAGCGCTTCATCTGTAGCTTCTCTAACTACGTACAACGAATTTGAGTAACGCAAGAAATAACTTGCACTATGAAAATCTGCTGCGACTGACGATGTTGCGTTTGGAGCACCGAATGTTTCGATGAGACCAGCTTCATTTGAAACTAATACTCTCTCGCCTACGGGCCCCCATCTAAAGTTTCCTACAATAGCTCCAGTCGAAGTCTGCACATTTGGCACGCCGCCTGTGAGATCTATCTCTTTGACCACTACCGCAGGAGATTGTGATGGTGTAAATAATGCCATGTGCTTTCCCTTTTCGGTTAGATAATACGGTTCATAATACGGTTATTTTCAATTCATGTATATTTATAATATTTAGAATTTTACCTTGTCCACCCATTATCTGGAAGTTCTACAACCCATTCAGGCTTTTCATCTTCTAAAGACTGTATAAAATTAGATCCATCATCAACAAAGCCAAAAGGAACGACGTCATCTTCAATGTCTTTCATTTTTTGCTCAAATAACATTTGTTTCAAATCAATATCTGTCATATCGTTAAAGAACTTCGTTTATTTTTATTTTACTATTTTCTAAAATATCTTTAATTGCTGAACATCCAAGCCGTTTGACTTTTCTATTCATATTAACACCTAAAGCATTTGCTTTAATTGTTGATTCTACATGAAGGTTTTCATATTCTAATTCGTGATATAACCCATTGCATACAACACCTCCCTGATCATTTGATTCAACAACCACATAAGCATTATTGTAAGAATTTGCGTACTTATATATAATGTTAGGGAAGAGTATTGGAGAGATAGTATTACAGCGATATACAGAGTCATAATATATTCGTGGTCTTTTTCTGGTTCTTTATAAACTAATAGATCACCACCTTCTAATGTTTTCTTAGGGTTTGATGCTCTTAAAGACATCAATGTTTCAGCACCAATTAAGGTGTCACCGGTACCAAAAAATGTATTACCAAATTCTTGATCGAACTGTAATTGACTGGTATTTGAAATTGTTTCAGATTTCCACTTCTCGTCTCGTCCCGGTACGTCCCACCAATCGACTCTAAACGATTT